TGCAATTACTTCAAAAGTATTTGTCGTAAAATTTGCTGATGTAAAACTTGTAGTAGTGGGTCCTGGTGTTGTAACACCTGTAAATATAATATAATCACCAACTGCAAGTCCATGACCTGCCTTATTAATGGTAACAGTTGTAGATCCTGTTGTTGATGTATAAGTACATGCAGTTAAAGCTGTACCAAGTGGTGTAATATCGTAAAATGCACCTTCATAATAAATAGCTAATATTTTATTAGTTCCAATAGCTGCATATTTATTTCCACTTAAATCTGTCCATGTGTGCTGGGCTCTTGCAACACCTGCTAGTGTTTCAGGTGTTAATTGTTGCCAACCCCCTATTTTTTCAGGGTAGCCATAACGAAAACGAATAAAATCACCATCAATCCACTGACCTTCTGCGGCAGTTGCGGTATCTTGTTTGTTAAATCCAGCTTTTATTGGTATCTTTTTTAAAGGCATAAGGGTTCTTATACCCCATATCTATATAATTAACAATAAAGAGTTATTTACTCTCTATTTTAGTATCCGTAAATGTTTGTTTATTAGCGACATCTTCTTTAAATTTTAATTGCCAATCCATAACCATTTTAACAAGATTGTTACCGAAATGTTTTAAATTTTCATCTGATAAATGTAATTTCCCTTTTCTAAAAAGAGTTAATCTTTCTTTCCAAGAAAATTCTATATCGCAAGATCCATTATCGTATTGTTTAAATTTCATAAATTTATTTAATTTTGTTAACCCATTTAAAGGAAGAAGGATCCTCCCAATCTGATAATGCATCTAGGTTGAAAGCAATTGTGATTCTTTCTATATTATCTGTTATTTTTGCAACACTGTGTTTTAATAATGGATGAAACAAAATATATTTCCCTATTTCTTCTTTAATTAATAAATCATGTTCTTTAAAATAAGTACCAGGTCCATTATCGGATAAATACAATATACCACAAAAACCTGAAGTTCCTCTATGGTCATGTTCAGCGACTTCTTCATTTATTTTACATAAATTTCCCCAAGCATCTTTAATTATAAAATTATCTTGAAATACAATTTTTATATTTTCTTGAATTATTTTTAAAAAATTTATAAAATCTTCATTATTTATTAAACTCTTGAAACCTGTAAAGTGTCCTTTTACATTTGTTTGATAGCTTAATTTTTCATCTTTATTTTTTTTTACAAAATTTATTAAATTATTTATTATATTTTTATCATTTATTTTTCCAGTTAAAATATAGGTTGGGTTTAAAATTTCTTTAACTTTTAATTCAAAATTCATTTTTGCATACCATATAACATTCTTTTATCTTTTACCCATTCTTTATTTACTCCGTTCTTATCCACATAATGTAAAAATGTTTGTGCATGCCAATCTCCTTTAAATTCTTCTCTCCAGTGTTCTATTTCGCAACCTAGATAAATTGCAGCATCTCCTGGTTCCATATTTATTTCTGTTCCATCCATAAATATGGGCCATTTATTTCCATCTGATCCTATCATTACTGTGACACTTATTTCACAAGCTGGTCTGTCCTTGTGTTTTTTTAAATCTGCATTGGTTGTATACATTCTCCAAAAAGCATAAGTAGGTAATAATTCTAAACCAGTTTCTTTTTGCATTAAATTTAATTTATTTATCATTAAAGACTCCATTAATGGATCTCCATAAAAATAAGTATCTCCATTATCATTTTGTTGAAAATCAAATGAATCAAAATTTACCCTATGTTTAATTCTACAATAATCGGTTAATAATTTAATTTCTTCAATAGTTAAAAAATTTTTTATTAATTTATATTTAAAGTCTCTTATAGTATTCATAATTTTTCAGTTTTAAAAGCTAGTGTAATTCTATGAAAATTTTTTTCTGTTGGAGCTAATCCTTTATGCATTATAGATGCTGGGAATTTAATCATTCTATTTTGAATAAATTCAATCGAATTTATTTTATTATTTTCTATAAATTGAAATTCACCAGAATTTTTTTGTAATGTTTTTGAAACCATAATTAAATACGTGGTGTCTCCATCATCAATATGAAAATCTCCATCCATATTATTATATTGTATATTTAAATAAACTCTTAAAATTTTGATATTTTTATCAAGAATTGTACACAGAAAATTTATTAAGGGATTATTTACGTCAAAATTATGATAATAAAAACCTATATCACCTTTAATAGAAGTTTGTCCATAATAATGAGGAATTTTTAAAAAATAATCATGTAAAAAATTAATTAAATTTTTTTCTAAAAAATTATCTACTATTTTTACAGTGCCCATGCTACAACTGAATACCTTTTTCCTTTCGTAACTGGTTTAACCGTATGAGGATATAAAAAATTACTAGGCCAAATTATCATTCTGTTAGGCTTTACTTCTACTTCCCATTCACCACTTCCATCTGGATTTCTAAAACAAAGATTACCACCTTCATAGTCATTATTCAATAATAAGATACAACTCATTGTTCTTGGAACGGCCGCAAAATGATCAACATGCCAAGTATAAAAACCTGTGTTTTCATATTTTAAAATTTCAATATCAAAAATATTCTTATATTCATAATCTAAAATATTTGCATCGAATTTATATTGTATTAAGTTTTTATTAAAATAACTATATAATAAATTAAACCAATGAACATTTGAAATAGAATTATTTAAATTTGATAATGGTAACGTAAAAGTTCTTCTTATATTAAAATCTATTTTATTTTCGTTACCTCCCCCAATTTTAGTTTCTTCAAATTTTGAAACATTAGAAAAACGTATTAAATTAGATAAGGTATTCCAAGGTAAAACTTCATCATAAATTTTTATAAAATTTTTTATTTCCATGATTTCTTATTCCAATACTTATCTTTATATATATTTAATATCTTTAATCCAAAAAAAATCCTTGAATTTTGAATTTCTTTTTGTTTCCTTGGAGATATTGTCATTTTCCAAGAATCTCTTTTAAAGGGGATTACTTGAACATAAGGTGTTCCTTTTTTTATAAGTGTCTCAAGAACAGGGTATTTATCTCCATTTATAACAATTGGAAAATTTATTTCATTTGGAAAAGTATCTGTATCTACTATTCCAGGTATTATAGAAAATCTATCATCTGAATTATTTAAAGGAGGTACGAATAAACAAGAATAACCTTTTGGTGTTTTTATTTTCCATGGATTCATTATTTTATAAAAAGGTAAATTTTTATTTTTTTCAATAAAAGGAGACCCTTCTACTTGTTTTATAAAATGAATATCTTGTCCTGAATTTAAATTTATACTTTTTGCAACAAGAAGTGGTGTCACATCATGTAATCCAAATGTTTGAAAAGAATCTTTAAATTCTTCACCTTTTTCATTTTTATTATTCACATTATGTCTGACGTTAAAATCTTGAGATGTTTTTAATAAATAACCAGAGGTTAGAGTATCTAAAAAAGGCATACAACCTTTTATGGTTTTATTTAAAATAGTGTGATCTAGTTTTTTATACCACTCTGGTATATTTAATTTTATAGGAGTTGGATAATCTTCTTTAAGTGCAAAGTAATCTTCGTGTGCACTGAACTCTATTTCTTTATCAAACATGCTAACTTAATAGCATTTTCTAAGGGATTTGTAAAATATTAAATGAGGATTGGTTTTGATCTTTAAAATACTGTTCTAAGGATTTATTTAAAGGATATGTAATACTATCTAAATTTAAAGAACTTAGTTGATTACTGTAATCATTCCAACGATTAAATAAGGGGTGATTTTTATTATTATCTGTAAATTGTTTAATAATATTTTTAAAATTATCAATGTAATTTTGTAATTGTTTTTTTTCAGTAAATAAATTTATATTATCAATGTAGGTAATAGTGTTATTATTGTATTTTATTGCAGTTTTATTTCCATGTTTCACTGAATCAAAATTAAGTTGTGACTCTTCAATTATTTTATAGTCAGTTTGAAAAATATTTAAATTATTTAAATCGCTTTGATTTTCCGCAATTTTGTAAATTGTTCCTTCAATATTATCTAAATTATTTAAAAAAATAAAAAAAGCCATAAATTATGTTCCTGTGTTTTCAAAAACTACTATAGCACCAGGACTTCCAGGAGATCCACCAATTCCAAAGCCAGGACCTACGGCTCCAGCACCACCCGCTGATCTGGGCGCTCCTGTAATAAGAGAAGTTGCAGGATTACCCCACGCTGGAGCAGTAAAATTAGCTCCAGGAGCAGTTCCAGCACTCCCAGTTCCAGGACTTTGAGGACCTCCACCTCCTCCATTAACTGTTCCGACATTAGTAAATGTTGTTGCACCACCTGCATTACCTGATTGACCTTGTGTTGGTCCACCATTGCCTGCAGCACCTACGCTAAACGGTTGTGAAAAAGGTTGAGTAATAGGTTTGTTGTAAAAACCGTAACCACCAAAACCGCCAGTCGCTCCACTCTGCCCAGTTCCTCCATTTGTTCCACCACCTCCTCCTCCGCCTGCCCACAAATAAGCACCTAGTCTATTTGCAGTTGGTGATGCTGTCACAGTTCCTGATGCAGGTCCTACTAACGCAACAAGAGGTATAGCCATTCCAGCTCCAGCTGATCCAGAAGATGCACCAGTAATACGACCATCAGCATCAACTGTAATAGTAGCTGATGTGTAAGTTGCAGGTGTTACTGCAGTTGCAATTAATTGATTTGATCCAACAGAGTTAGCTGCAAGTTTAGATTGTGTAATTGTTGATTGTGTAATTTTAACTGCTGTTACAGCATTAGTTTGAAGTTGTGCTGTTCCAATAGAATTAGAAGCAAGTTTAGCTTGTGTAATTGTTGAGTTTGTAATTTGAGCTGCAACAATTGATCCTGATAACGTAGAAAGATCTGCGACTTGAATATCTGATCCATCAGCATATAAAATTTTAATTCCTTTATCTGTTGTAGACCAAGTTTGTCCTGTACCAGTTGATGCGTATTTAAATTGAACTGTAAATGCACCTGTTGTTCCATTTGATACAATCCATGTTTTTTCAATTCCGTTTGGAACTGTTACAACTTGATTTCCTGTGATTGTTACTGTTAATTTTATAACTGCATTTCTAGCTGTAGCTAATGCATTTTGTGTCATTACAAGTGCTGTAGTTTGAGCACCTCCTGCAATAGAAATACTTTCATATCCAGCAATTGCTTGTTGGACTACTACTAAATTTGTATTTGTAATTTGACCCCATGTACCGGCGTTTTCGCCAGTTGCCATTAATTGTATTGCTAGATCTGTAGTATATGTAGATGCCATACTTTAAATTCCTTTGTTTTTACTCTTATTAAAATATTTATCAGTTTTTGTCAATTAATGCAACCCCTATATTTATGCTGCTACTTCTGTCCAATTTATGGATTGTCCAGTATTTACAGGAGCCCAAGCACTTACATATAACTGACCCGTTGAACCTGTCAAGTTATTTCCTGTTAAATTTACAGGAGTATTTAAAACAACCGTTACAGAACTTACAACTGTTGTTAAATTCTGACCTGTTACATTTACAGGTGTATTTAAATCTATTGTTACACTATCTAATGAAATAGTTAATTGTTGGCCTGTTACATTAACTGCAACGGCTATATCTATAACAACATCTCCTTGAAGGGTTAACTCTAATTGCTGACCAGTTACGTTGGCGTCAGGACCAGGATCTACTGTACCAAGAGATGTAATAAGTGGATTTTCAAATACTGGAACTTGAACGGATCCTCCTGCAGAAACACCAATATTACTTTCTAAAGCATGAATTAATTCTTCACCAGTTAAAGTAATATTTGAATCTCCTGTAATAGATACAGAATTTAAAGATGTATTTAATAATTGCCCTGTTACATTTACAGGAGTTATTAAATCAACAGTTGCGCTTCCTTCAAATGTAGAAAGACCAATATTTTCTCCCCATCCAAGTTCACCCCAACCGTTAGACCCCCATGTTGTAGGTGTTCCAGGAGCTGTTACTGGTACAAATACAGTTTCAAAAGCAGTAACGCTATCTAAAGTTAAATTTGCTAAATTAGTTGTAGGAGATGCACTTCCATCAATTGTAAAAGAAATAGAGTTTGCATTATAACTTAAAAGTAATTGTGTTTCTTCAGATGCAGGGACTTGAACAGAACCTCCTGCGGAAATTCCAATATTACTTTCAAGAACTTTAACTAATTGTTCACCTGTTACTAAAACAGTGACATCATTTTGTCCACCAAAGGTTCCTGCACTCCAATTTAATTCGCCCCAAGCTGAATTGGCCATGCCAGAGTACTCCTATTAAGAGATTCTGATAATAGCGGCTGTACTTGTAAAAGCTGGGAATTGAATAGTGAATGTTCCTGCTGTAGCTGTCTTATCAGTTACAAAGTTTAATACTGCAACTGCAGCATTGCTAAACGATGTATTATATATCAATGCACCTCTTGCAGTCAATGTAACGTTCTGAAAAGATAAATCAGCAAAATCTGTGAAAGCAACAGTTGATACAACTGATGTTCCAGAATTTACCAAAGGTAATCCAGTCGCTGTGTAATTAGTTCCAGAAGAACTTACTTCACCACTTGATGTGTATGAAGTTGTTGCCGCACCTAGTGTTGCAGTTGATACATAAAGAGCTAACTTGAACTTATCACCACCAGCACCCGCAGTTGAAAAATCTTGATCACCGTCTAATAGTTGTTTTTTAAAACTATTTGGTAACGCTTGTGTAATAGCCATATTTTGTTTCTCCTTATTGTGGTTTACGAACTATACGAGGTCCATCTAGAAACTCATCAGTTCGTCTTCTTCCCATTTGTTCTAATGAGAATCCTTCGATAGCTTGCTTATATCTATTTTCATAATATTGCAACATATCATTTGGACCCTTTAAGAACCCATAAGCCTCTACTAGGCAAGCATACAATAAGCCATTGGGAAATTGTTGACTTAAATATGTAGTCGTGTTTGTACTAGATAATCCAGTTGGTTTCAAGATATAATTTGCTTGTACAGTATAAGCTTGATCTGGAGTTGGAGCTACAATAACTGTATTTTCATCCCAGTTAGCATAATATTTAGGTCTTCCTGTAGTATTTTCTTGATTATATTCATTAATAAAAGTCATATCTCTAACATCTAAAAACCCTATATCACCATTGGTATCAAATACTTGCAAAGATCTAATAATTAAACAGTTATCAGGAACTGTAAAATATTTTTGAGTTATAACAACAGAAGATGTTGCATATTTTCTATTATTATCAGAATCAACATCTCTTAAGATTCTAAATTCAGCATCTTGTATAAACCCATTTATAATAGTTGAAGTAAATACATTTGAATCAACTTCTGTATAATCTCTAATTTTTGTAACTAATTCTGCGTATGTCATATTAAGCCTGTAAAGTTACTGGACCTGCAGAACATTGTGCCCCGCCACCAGCTATATTTCCTGTTGTTGCTGTATCTGTACTTAAAAAATAAAAATAATTCAATGTATCACTTACAATACCTGATGAATCAATTTTACCAACTGTAATTGTAAAACCATTTTGATTTGAAATATCAGTAACTCCATCAAATGAAGGAACTAAATCAAATGAATCTTCTCTAGAAGGCGTACCAACTGTGTTAACTTGCGGCGGGCCTCTGAATCTTACAATATTACCAGTTGATCTTCCATGATTTTGTGAAAATACATTTATATAAGTGTTACCAGCATATTTAATTGTTGAAAAAGGATTAGGTGTTAATTCAATAATTACCGGTGGTTCAATTCTATCTGGATGTGCATATCTTAAACCCTGTGGATCAGCTGTAGTTGGTTTTGGTTCTAATTGAGGTTGTTTTGGTTCGTATTCAGAAATATGTACCCATGACCCATTCCATTCTTGAACCATTTCTTGATATGGAAATCTCTGACCTGAT